TCCCTGCAAACAGCCAAATTTTCCAGATCACCGTAGACGTAACGACTGCATTTAATGCAGGTACAACCAACACATTCGACATTGGCGATGGCTCAACCGCTGACCAGTATGCGGACGCATTGGCTGTTGGCGCTCAAGCGCGTGTACTTGCTACATCTGACGTATCTCAGATCGGCAACTTGATTGATATTGGTACTACTGACGTAGATGTTACTGTGACATACAACCAGACAGGAACTGCTGCTACCGCAGGTGCTGCCACTGTAACGGTACTGTATTTGCAGAACCGCAACCTGTCATAAGGAGGGCGGCTTATGTCCTCTGATGTCCTTACGAAACGTGTAACGGGTACAGGCTCTCTTGCCGTTGGCCCAGCACGTATTCGCCAGCTACAGGTTTTGACTGGTGCGGGTGCGGGACGCCTTACTATTACCAACGGTAGTGGTGGCGCTACAGTGCTAGATATTGATTTTCTAGCATCCGACTCACACTCGGTTAACATTCCTGATGACGGTATTCGTTGCTCTTCGGATGTATTTGTTTCCGTGGCTACGAATATAACTGCCATGACCTTCTTCTATAGCTAGGAGCGGATATGCGGTGTTATTACAAATCGGGTGGGGGAGTTAAATCCCCCGCTTGGCAGCGCAAAGAAGGTAAAGATCCTTCTGGTGGCCTTAATAAAAAAGGGGTCGCTAGTTATCGCCGTGCAAACCCCGGTAGTAAATTACAAACCGCAGTTACAACCAAACCTAGTAAGCTTAAGAAGGGATCTAAAGCGGCTAACCGCCGTAAATCTTTCTGTGCACGTATGTCAGGTATGAAGAAGAAACTCACTGGCTCTAAGACGGCTAACGACCCAAATAGTCGGATTAATAAGAGCTTGCGTAAGTGGAATTGTTGATGCCTGCAAAGTCTGAAAAACAGCAAAGATTCATGGCGGCTGTAGCTAACAATCCAAAGTTCGCTAAGAAAGTTGGCGTTCCTAAATCTGTCGGAGAAGAGTTTATGAAGAAAAAAGGCTACATGGGCGGCGGTATGATGCGTCGTTATGCTGGTGGTGGTAAAATGGATGGTATGGATTCTCCCGGTATGGGTGTGTCTGAAGAAGACATCCAAATGCTACGGATTGGTGAAGCCCCTGCAGGGTTTAGGCCAATGGTACCTGACGATGAGATGGAAGGGAAAAAGAAAGTCCCTATGCCTCCTAGACGGAAGAAGAAAGTACCAATGCCACCAAAACGCCCAAAGAAGATGGCATATGGCGGTAAGGTCCGTGGTTGTGGAGCCGTATCTAAGAAGATGCGCCCTGCTAAAATGGTGGTAATGAAGGGTTCGTAATGCGACGATACTACCGTACATGCTCTTGCTGTAGCGGTAAAAGCTATAAGAAGGGCGGGACTGTCAAAGACGACTGTTACCACAAGGTAAAAAGTCAGTATAAGGTATTCCCGTCCGCTTATGCATCAGGCGCTATTGCTAAATGCCGTAAGAAAAAGGCAGGTAAGTAATGGCCGTCCGTAAGACCGCAAAAGGTGCTGCACTGAAACGCTGGTTTAAAGAGGACTGGAAGGATGTGCGTACTGGTAAGGCTTGTGGACGTAAAGCTGGAGAGAAACGAGGTACACCGTATTGTAGACCTACAAAACGGATATCAAGTAAGACTCCTAAAACGAGTGGTGAGATGAGTTCATCCGAAAAACGTACTAAGATTGCTGAGAAGAAACGATTAGGCCAACCTGCTGGTAAACCACGTAGGGTATCTCCTACAAAGCGGAAGACTAAGAAATGACTACATCTGGTACAACCGCATTTGATATGGATTTCACGGAGATCGCTGAAGAGGCGTGGGAACGTGCTGGTAGCGAGATGCGCTCTGGTTACGACCTTCGCACTGCCCGTAGGTCTATGAATCTGCTGACTATTGAGTGGCAGAACCGTGGTATAAACATGTGGACTATAGATAGCGGGTCAATTAACCTTGTAAACGGTACCAGTCAGTATACGCTTCCTGCTGATACTATAGATCTAATGGAACAAGTTATACGTACTGGTGCTGGAAACGCCTCTACACAGTCTGATCTTAATATCACTCGGATAAGTATGAGTACATATGCAACAATACCCAATAAACTATCCACTGGTAGGCCGATCCAAGTTTGGATAGAGAGACTACGCGATGCCCCTAAAATAAATGTGTGGCCAGTACCAGATAGTGACGACTATACTTTTGTCTATTGGCGTATGCGCCGCGTACAAGATGCCGGTAGTGGTATCCAAACCCCGGATATGAATTTTCGATTCTACCCATGTTTAGTTGCTGGCCTAGCGTATTATATAGCGTTAAAGGTGCCTGCTTTAGTGGAGCGTGTACAGCTACTTAAACAGGTATACGAAGAGCAATTCCAGCTAGCTGCAGGAGAAGACAGGGAGAAAACCCCAGCTAGATTTGTGCCTCGTGCTATGAGGGTATGACATGGGTAATAGGTTTGCATCATCACAGAAGGCTTTAGGTGTTTGTGATATATGCGGATTTACATATAAACTACGAGAACTGCGTTCAGAGGTCGTAAAAGGTCGTATAACGGGTACTAAAGCCTGTCCTGAATGTTGGAGTCCAGATCACCCACAACTGCACTTAGGGGAATACCCCGTGGATGATCCTCAGGCATTACGGGACCCACGTTCTGACGCGGCTGAACGACCTGCAAGTAGGGATATACAATTTGGTTGGGACCCTGTAGGAATGAATGATCCTTTTGGACTAACTCCAAACGACTTAATTGGTACTGGCACTATTGGTACGGTTACTGTAAGTATTTCATAGGAGATAGATATGCGTAAAATAATGCCCAAACCTAAGAAACGTAAGATCCCTTACACAAAGAAGATGGATAAACTGAAGATGGCGAGCGGCGGACGCGTAAAAGTTCGTGGTACTGGCGCGGCTACAAAAGGTTTGTATGCAAACGGACCAATGGCGTAAGACATGAACTATACCGAGCTGAAAACTAACATTGAGGACATCTGTGAGACTAGTTTCACAGAGGATCAGCTCGCTATGTTCACTGAGCAGGCAGAGCAAACTATCTACAACTCTGTGCAAATACCGGCACTTCGTAAGAATGTGACTGGTACGTTAACGTCTGGTAACAAATATTTAGGTATGCCTAGCGATTTTCTTTGGACGTATTCTCTTGCAGTCGAAGATGCTAGTGGGGATTATCAATACCTTCTGAATAAAGATGTTAACTTCGTTCGAGAAGCATACCCTGACGCCACAGCAACTGGGTTGCCAAAACACTATGCTTATTTTGACGACAATTCCTTCATACTCGGACCTACTCCAGATAGCGGATACACCACTGAGCTACATTATGGGTATTATCCAGAGTCTATCGTAACTGCAGGTACCACATGGCTAGGGGATGAATTTGATTCTGCCCTTCTTAACGGCGCTTTGGTTCAGGCAATACGATTTATGAAGGGTGAGCAAGATATGGTACAGTTGTACTTACAGCTATATACACAAGCGATGACATTACTTAAGAATCTTGGGGATGGTAAACTTAGAGAAGATACTTACCGTTCCGGGCAGGTTCGGGTCCCAGTTCGATAGGAGAATAAGATGGCTATTACCCAAGCTATGTGTACTTCGTTCAAGCAGGCCCTGCTTGATGGTGAGATGGATTTTAGTTCTGATACAACGCAGACATTTAAGATTGCTCTGTATACATCGTCAGCTACATTGGATGCGTCTACCACCGCGTATTCTGCTACCAATGAAGTTAGCGGTACTAACTATACAGCGGGTGGGAATACGCTCACTATTTCCACTAACCCAACTACATCAGGTACTACTGCGTATTTGAGCTTCTCGAATACAACGTGGTCTTCGGCTACAATCACTGCACGAGGCGCATTGATATATCAATCAGGCGGCTCTAATCCCGCCGTAGCGGTGTTGGATTTTGGTGGAGATAAAACTTCCACTGGGGGTGATTTCCAAATACAATTCCCAACAGCCGACGCCTCTAACGCAATCATCCGTATAGCGTAATCTATCGTTATGGCCTATGTCTCTGGTTGGGGGCGCGGAGCATGGTCTAGCGGCGCGTGGGGTGAAGCTATCCCCATTGAGGTGTCCGGGGTATCCGCGACCACTGCTTTAGGTACAGTAACGGTTAGCGCCGCCGCAAATGTAGCGGCTTCTGGTTTATCAGCTACTACCGGACTTGGCTCTGTAACAGTTATTGCTGCAGCGAATGTAGCGGTTTCTGGAGTTGAAGCTACCACGGCGCTTGGTTCTGTAACGGTTTCTGCCGATGCAAATGTAGATATCACTGGTCTAGAAGCCACCACTGCTTTAGGTAGTGTAACTGCTACCGGTGCAGCTACGGTACAGCCTTCTGGATTAGAGGCGACTACAGCACTTGGTTCTGTAACAGTAATAGGCGCGGCAGTTGTTCAGCCTTCTGGTTTAGAGGCTACAACTGGGATTGGAACCGTAACCGTCGCTGCAAACGCAGATGTATCAGTAAGTGGTGAAGAAGCTACTACGGCACTTGGTTCCGTATCCGTTATAGGTGGAGCAACGGTAGCAGTTACTGGCGAAGAAGTTACTACTGAGCTTGGTACTCCTACTGTTATTGGTGGAGCAGTTGTTTCAACTTCAGGATTACCAGCTACTAGCTCTTTGGGTACAGTAACGGTCACAGCAGATGCGACCGCATTGCCCAGAGGACTTCACGGACAGTCCGTGCTTGGTGTTGTTTCTGCAGGTGTAGGCTCTACAGTATTATTAACAGGGGTGGACTCTACAGGATATGTTGGTAATGTCTTCCTTTGGGATGAGATTGATGCTAATCAGACACCTAGCTGGACATCTGTGGCTGAACCGCTTACAACTTCATGGAACACTGTGGATGATAGCCAAACACCGACTTGGGGAAATATAAGTAGCGCACAGACACCAACTTGGGGTAATATAACGCAAAGTCAGACCCCAAATTGGGAAGATATAGCAGCTTGAGGGTTAAAGTATGACTACACAGTATACTACCATATTAAAACTAGCTCTTCCTGTAGAGGGCGAGCTTAGTGGTACATGGGGTGACGTTGTTAACGATAATATTACCTCAATGGTTGAGGAAGCTATAGCTGGACGTGCTGTAGTTAACTCTTGGTCTACTAACTCGCATACTTTGACTTCCGCAGACGGTACGACTTCTGAGTCCCGTTGTGCAATGCTTGAATTTACTGATACTGGCGCGGCTCTTACAGGTAACGCGACAGTAGTATGCCCCACCCAATCCAAGATTTATATTGCTAAGAACGATGTCGGTAGTAGCCGTACTGTAACTCTCAAAACCTCTGCCGGTACAGGTATAGCCATCCCTGATGGCAAAACCATGCTTTTATTCTGCGATGGAACAAACGTCGTAGAAGGCGTTACAAACATCGAATCATTATCTGTAGGCGGATACACAGTATCCCTCTCAGGCGCTTTGACTACAGCGGCGGCGTTTACTACTGCTGGCGCTAACGCATTAACTTTGACAACCACAGGCGCAACTAACGTAACTTTACCTACTACTGGCACTTTAGCTACGTTGGATGGTACTGAAACATTTACAAACAAGACGTTAACTGCACCTACTATTACATCTCCCACTCTCACGGGGTCTATAACTGCCGCTGATTTAACTGTAACCGGTAACACCACCATTGGTGATACTACATCAGATACACTTACGGTAACGGCTACAGTAACATCCGACCTACTTTTTACCGACGATACCTATGACATAGGTGCTACTGGGGCCACTCGCCCACGTAATCTTGATCTGTCTGGTACGGCTACACTCCCTACAGTTAATATTGATGGTGGTGCTATTGACGGCACTACGGTGGGTGCCACCTCTGCCAGCACGGGCGCATTTACTACTCTGACTGCTAGTACCAGCCTAAACATAGCAAGTTCTACCACGGTTGATGGCGTTCTTGACGAAGATGATATGGTGTCTGACAGTGCCACAAAGCTGGCTACACAACAGTCTATTAAAGCTTATGTAGATAGCCAAGTTGGAACCGTAGATACTCTTGCTGAAGTATTGGCTAACGGTAATACGACTGGTGGCACCAATCTCGTTGTTACTGCTGGCGATGCATTAACTGCCGATACTATTTCCGAAACTACCGCCGCATCTGGCGTAACCATTGATTCTTTATTGGTTAAAGATGGTGGTATAACTGCTGCCGGCACCTCTACTTTTGCAGGGCAGACGATAAGTGACCTTGGCTCTGTTACAACTGCAGACATCAACGGTGGTACGATTGACGGAACAACCATTGGTGGCACTACTGCGGCGGCCATTACTGGCACGACAATCACTGGCACTAGCTTTGTGTCTTCCGGGGATATGACCTTTGGAGACAACGATAAAGCCATCTTCGGCGCAGGGTCTGACCTACAGATTTACCACACTGGAACAACAAACTATTTCTATGCATTAGCAGACATAAATATCAATGCTAATACTGGCGTAAACATTCAAGCTAAAAATGGTGAAGAAAGTATTGTTGCTCAGGCAGACGGTGCAGTTACACTTTATTACGACAACGCAGCCAAACTCGCCACCACCGCTACAGGCGTTGATATATCGGGGTCTTTAACACTTGATAATCCTCTTGCGGTAGCAGAAGGTGGTACAGGTGCAAGTACTGCCGCTGGTGCGCGCACTAATTTAGATGTAGACCAAGCTGGTACAGCGGTCGCAATGGCAATAGCACTGGGGTAATGTAGATGGCTAATAGTTTTAAACGCAAAATTTCTCGCAGCATTGGCACATCGCTTACTGCTGTAGGTTCTTATACAGTACCTTCCTCTACTGAGGTGACTGTTATTGGGCTGGATTTGGCTAACCGGACAGCTAGTCAGATACTTGTTGATGTCACACTCAACG